GGAATAAAAAAGATATATAAAGAATACTCAGGAAATAATTAATAAATAAAGGGTAAGACCTAAGAGCTTTAATTTTTCAGACCTGTGTAGTATAAGGGGGGTGTGGTTACCTCCCTAATACAAACTAAAAGAAATGGAGATAATAATATCAGATGCAGGAGATGAACAAGAAGGGCTGCATATAAATTTAATGCTAAAATAGTAATAATGAATATAATAGTAATATGGCCGAACTAGAAAGAACATACAAAACAATTAAATGGATATTGAAAGACAATATTAAAAAGAATGTAAGAAGTCTATGGACTTGGAAAGATGACAACTTTACAATGATCTATGAATGTTATGATGGTGAAGATAGGATATACACCTCAAGTCAATTACTAAAACTATTAAGCAAATGATTATATTTACAATACTAGGTATCTTAACAGCTATATTCTTTTTCTTTGTTATTCTTTTAAGTATCATAGAAGGAAAGGTAAGAAATAAAACAAATGAAAAGATAGTGTGGAAAATGGATAAGGTAGAAACAAGAACAGGAGGACTAGCACACGATAGAATAAATGAAAGAAAATAGAATCCCTAGTTACTACATAGGAACGAATGGATATGAAGCTAGAAAGGTAGTAGATGGTTTTGAACTTAGCTATAACGTAGGGACGGCAGTTACATATCTTTTAAGAGCTGAAAGGAAACACGACTCTCCGATTGATTGCATACAGAAAGCAATTAATCACTTAGAGTTTGAACTTGATAAGCTAAAGAGATGACACTATACACTTGCGAATGTGGAAAGACTAGAGAACTAGGTAAAGTAACTATAGTACACAGAGAAGGAAAGTGGGTAGCAAAGGAAGCTGAATGCGAATGTGGACTATGGATGGATAGCGTACCTGTAGAAGGTATACCAACTTTACAAAGAACAGAACCTAGTCTAAGTAAGAACAGAGATAACTTATGGAAAGGAGCAAAAGAAAAGATAGTAGGAGAAAGAGGAATTAATGAACCTTTCGATTAAACTAAAAACAAATTAATTCTATTATATACTATGAAGCAACAAGTTAAGATAAGTAAAGTAAAGGGAAACCCGAGCAACCCTAGAATCATTAAGAACGATAAGTTTAAAAAGTTAGTAAAGTCAATACAAGAATTTCCTGAGATGTTAAAGCTTAGACCTATAGTAGTTGATGAGGACTTTATGGTGCTAGGTGGTAATATGAGATTGAAGGCTAGTAAAGAAGCAGGACTATCAGAAGTGTGGATAGATATAGCAGAAGGACTTACTGAAGAACAAAAGAAAGAGTTTATAGTTAAAGACAATGTAGGCTTTGGAGAATGGGAATGGGATATGTTAGCGAATGAATGGGATAGCGTACAACTTGCTGATTGGGGATTAGATGTGTGGGAAAATCCTGATGATGCAATTGTTGAAGATGATGATACATATACAAGAAAGATAGTAGCTCCAACTTATGAGCCTAAAAATGAAAAGCCTGCTCTACATAATTTATACAATACAGATAAGGTAGAGGAACTGATAGATAAAATAAAAGGTTTAAAGTTACATAATACAGAACAAGCATTTTTAATCTATGCAGCTTATAGGCATACAGTATTTGATTATAGTAAGATAGCAGACTTCTATGCTCATTCCAATAAAGAAGTTCAAGAGCTTATGGAAGATTCAGCTTTGGTCATAATAGACTTTGATCAAGCAATAGAAAAAGGATATGTAAAGCTAACTAAAGATATTGCTGCTGCTTATGAAAAGAATGGCATATTATGATAGATGAAGATTTTGCTGTATTTATATTAACTTATGGTAGAGCTGAAAAAATAAAGACTCTTAAAACTCTTAAAAGATTTGGATATACTGGAAAGATTTATTTTATATGCTCAGATGATGATAAGCAATTAAATAAATATATAGAGCTTTATACTAATCAAGTTGTAGTGTTTTCTAAAAAAGAATATAAGAACACATTTGATATAGGTGATAATTTTGAAGATGAAAGAGTAGTAGTATATGCAAGAAATGCTTGTTTTGATTTAGCTAAGAAAGTTGGAGTTAAATACTTCTTAGTTCTTGATGATGATTATACAGATTTCAGTTATAGATTTAATAGTGAGTTATCTTATAATAAAGGAAGGGGATATATAAATAATGTAGATGATATATTTAAAGCTGTATTAGACTACTATAAAACTATACCTGCAAAGACAATAGCACTTTCTCAAAATGGAGATTGGATAGGTGGTCATAATAGTGGATGGGCAAAAGAATTAAAGCTTAAAAGAAAATGTATGAATAGCTTTTTTTGTAGTACAGAAAGACCATTCAAGTTTACAGGTAGAATAAATGAAGATGTTAATGCCTATACAAGATTAGGAGCTGTTGGTGATTTATTTTTAACTATACCTAATGTGTCATTAAAACAAACAGATACTCAAGCTAATGATGGAGGTCTAACTGAAATATATTTAAGTCAAGGAACATATGTCAAATCTTTTTATTCTGTAATGTTTAGCCCATCAGCAGTAAAGGTTGCTATGCTAAATACTGAGAGGTCTAGACTGCATCACAGAGTAAGTTGGAATAATGCAATTCCTGTAATATTAAATGAAAAACATAAGAAATAATGGAACAGAATAGAACACAAATAGCTAAGGAGAGAATGCTTAAAGCACTAGAGGGAAGTCTAGGAGTGGTAACTACTGCATTAAAAGTAACAGACCTATCAAGAACTAATTACTATAAGTGGCTAAAAGAAGATGCTGAATTTGCACAAGCAGTAAATGATATTGAATTAATAGCACAGGATTTTGTAAAGTCTAAATTCTATGAATGTATAAAAGATAAAGTGCCTTCAGTTGTAATTCACGCAGCTAAGAATATCTTAGGTATGAACGAAACCAATAGAGTAGATTTAACTTCAGGTGATAAAGCTCTTAACCTTCCTTTAATTACATTCATTGACACTGATACTGAGTAAAAAATACAATCCTTTATTTGACTCAAAGGCTAGATACTTTATTATAACAGGTGGTAGGGGTAGTGGAAAGTCTTTTGCAGTTACAGTCTTTCTTACTCTACTTACAATGTCAAGAGGTATAAGGGTTTTGTTTACAAGATACACTATGACATCAGCTCACTTGTCAATCATCCCTGAGTTCTTAGAAAAGATAGGACTACTAGGATTTGAAGAAACCTTTAGTATTAATAAAGCAGAAGTTGTTAATGCTAAAAACAAATCAGATATTTTATTTAGAGGTATCAAGACTTCAGCAGGTAATCAGACAGCTAGTCTTAAGTCATTACAAGGGATAAGCACTTGGGTACTAGATGAAGCTGAGGAACTTGTAGATGAAAACATCTTTGATACTATTGATTTAAGTATAAGAGAAAAGAATATACAGAATAGAGTTATCTTGATATTGAATCCTGTTACTAAAGAACATTGGATTTACAAAAGGTTTTTTGAGGAGAAAGGAGTTGAAGGTGGTTTTAATGGTGTTAAAGGCAATGTATGTTATATTCATAGTACATACAAGGATAATGAAACAAATCTCTCTGAGAGCTTCCTAGAGCGTATTAAGAGCATAAAGCATAATAACTTTAAAAAGTATCAGCATAAGATTTTAGGAGGTTGGTTAGCGAAAGCCGAAGGTGTCGTATTTGAGAATTGGAGTATAGGTGCTTTCAATCCTGATAACTTACAGACATCTTGTGGAATGGACTTTGGGTTCTCAATAGATCCTGACTCATTAACTGAAGTGGCTATCGACAAGAAGCATAAGAAGATATACTTAAAAGAACATATCTATCGTAATGGATTAAAGAGTCAAGAGCTTGCTCAGATTGTTCTTGATAAAGTAGCAAATACTTTAATCATAGCCGATTCAGCAGAGCCAAGACTTATAGCAGACTTAAAACATTTAGGAGTAAACATCAAAGCAGTTAAGAAAGGAACAATTGAAAGTGGAATAACTAGGATGCAAGACTATGAACTTATAGTAAGTCCTGAATCAACTAACATAGCTAAGGAGTTGAACAACTATGTATATTCAGATAAGGGTTCAAAATTATACGTAGATAATTGGAATCACGCAATAGATGGTATAAGATATAATGTAATCTATCACCTAGACAATCCAAATGCAGGAAGATATTTCGTTCAGTAAACTAAAAACAATAAATTTCTATTATATAGTGTATGAAAGTTAAAATTAAAAAACAAGGCAAAACAGAATCATTTAATCTTATTGATAGTTGGTCAGATGTTACTTTGGAAACTTGGCTTAAACTTATTGACTTTGAAACAGGTACTAAGACTGAAGAAGCTACTGAAACAATAGCAGCGTTGTCAGACATTCCTAAGAAGTTAGTAAAGGAGTTATCATTGTCAGATGTAGCTAATATAATGAGTAAGATTGGAGAGCTACAAGCTAAGCAAGATACTAAGCTTAAAAGGATAATAGAGGTGAATGGTGTTGAGTACGGGTACCATCCCGACCTTTCAGAAATTACACTTGGAGAGTATGCAGACATTGAGCAGTTTATTAAGAACGGAATAAATACAAATCTTCCTGAATTGTGTGCAGTACTTTATAGACCAATAAAAGAAAAGAAGAACGATATTTATATTATTGACGCTTATGATGGAGATATAACAATGAGAGCAGAAGAAATGAAAATGATGTCAGCAGAACAAGTGCAAGCAAGCCTTTTTTTTTTCTACAATTTCGTGAAGGAATTATCAGAGATTTTGCCATCATATTTGATGGAGAAGCAGAAGGAAATGAAAACGCAATAGCAACAGAAGATTTTGCAAGTAAGTGGGGATGGTTCGGAGTAATGCATAGATTGTGCGGTGAGGATATAAGTAAATTAAATAGTATTACAGAATTAAGTCTTTTACAATGCTTAACTTGGCTAAGTTATGAAACAGATTTAAACTCGCAAAACAAAGTAAAAAGAAATGGTAAATAATAAGACTTATAATAATGTATTGAATACTTTGCTAAGAATGGCAGAGTATCATAATCAAATCAAATCTACTTCAGTAGGAGATATTTTTGATATAAATTTGGAAAAGATGCAGCTATTTCCATTACTTCATATTAATCCGACATCAGTTACAACAGGAGATAGTCAGCTTACTTATAACTTTCAGATATTTATTATGAGTCAAGTTACGGAAAGAGAAAATTGGACTACAAATAGAAGTGAAATTTTATCACCTGATTTAGATGAATTTTCAAAACTAGTAAAGACTTTAAGTAATGAACAAGATGTATTCAATGAAACTTTGCAAATTGTAACTGACTTTATAGGTATGCTAAGACATAGCACTAGACAATCTTTAGAAGGAGTTAATGATATAAATTTTCCGCTATACTTTACACAAGACCAATTCACTATAGAGCCATTCTCTGAGAGATTCGATAATCTTTGCTGTGGATGGGTATTTAATATGGGAGTATTAGTACAGAACGACTTTCAGACTTGTGAAATTCCAGTAGGTGTAAGAGGAGCAGGATATTAGTGAAATGGAAAATTGGATGGCTAACAATACAAATAGGATGGAAAAAATTTAAAATAACAATACAATTATAAAAAAAAATTATGGCAAACTTAGTAACAACAATCTCAGAAACAGTTACTCTTAATGGAAGTCTTAGAGGCTCTGTAAACTCTTTAACAACAACAGGAATCAATGATGTATTTGAAAGGATAGTAACCTGTACGGCAAGTGTAGCAACAACAGTAGCAGTATTTGATACACTACCTTCAACATCTCCAGGAGCTATAGACGTTGATAGAACTAAATATGTAAGAATCTCAAACTTGGAAACGGCAGTAGATATTGAGCTAGCAGTACAAACAACTACTTCAAGTTATACTGTAACTGTAAGAGCAGGTGGTTCTCACGTTCTTTATTCAGGAGATGTAATTGCATTAGGACAAGTAGGTGCACCATCTTTTGGTACTATGTTAAATTTAGCTTCTTTACAAGTAAAACCTACAACAGCGGTTACAGCTAGAGTTGAAGTATTTGTAGGAGTAGAATAGTGAAGACTAAAAATATAGAAAGGTACTTAGAAAGCTTTGGAAAACAGGTAGTCAATCGTTCTAAAGGTAATTTACAAAAGGCAGGTAAAGGTGGAAAGTTAGAAAGCTCTATCAAGTTTGAAGTAATTACTACT